GTATTACAGACCCTTTTAAAGGTCTGAATCCTACTTTACCCAAGGTTGATTTAGCTATTGCTCTGAATAATTTCCTTTTATTGGGAAATGTTGGGTCTGTGGTCTTAAAACCATTAGACTTATCGGAGATAGTTAAATCAGGAGCAGCAGGACCGAATAACCGTTCCTCTTTGGCGGGACTGTATTACGATGTCATTGCATGATGTCGTAATCCGGAACTTAAGAAGGACTTAATCACCTTAGGATCGAAGATCCCGGGTGGTCAAGCCTGATTAGCTCGTGTATTTAGGGAAGATGTCTCACAAGTGGAATTATTTTCACTGTATGAGGATCCATCTAAATATAATAACGACCTGTACTTAGGTCGTCTTGCTATCAAGGAAGAAGCAGCAGGAAAGATGAGAGTGTTTGCGATAACCGATTTGGTTACCCAAACAATCTTAAGACCTTTACATAACGCATTGTTTTCTGTATTGAGAACAGTACCTATGGATGGGACTTTTGATCAGAAGAGACCTCTTAATAGATTACTAGAGCGAAAGCGTCTAGGTCTGTTAAAAGGAGACTTCTACTCTTATGATTTATCGTCTGCAACCGATCGTCTCCCAATTCAACTTCAGAAAGATATATTAAGTAATATGTTTTCTGATGAAGAATTTGGAGAGTCATGGGGAGACCTATTGACTCGAAGAGATTGAGTCCTAACTTCTCGTGAAGGTGAAAACCTTCATTTGAAGTACTCTGTTGGCCAGCCTATGGGAGCGTTAAGCTCTTGAGCGATGTTGGCTATAACTCATCATGTTATAGTTCAATATGCGGCTCATGAAGTCGGTGAATTAAATTTCACTGACTACGCTCTTTTAGGTGATGATATTGTGATAGCTTCCGATTTGGTTGCTAAGAAATATTATCAAGTAATGACGGAAGTCCTTGGGGTTGAAATTAATACTTTTAAGAGTTTAATTTCTCGCGATTCTTTCGAATTTGCGAAACGCTTAATAAGCGTTGACCATGAATTTTCTCCATTATCTCCGGCTAATTTAGTTATCTCATTAAAATCTATTAATGGGATTCCTGCTCTAATCTTGGATGCACTCAATAAAGGGTGACTCCTCGATGAAGAGTGAGTTGATTCTCGCATAAAGTCTGTACCAAATGTTTCTCCGAAACATTTGAATAAGATAATATGAAGTATCAAGGGACCGTTTGGATTTATACCTACTAGAGAAGGATTATCGGCAAATTTATTGCCGGATAATTCGCTATCTGTAGTGCGAACAGCTTCTTTCATTTACAATACTCGTGCCACCTTTTTCAAGTGGTCGGTACGTGAATGAGAAAGTAATCTGAAACGCTCGGTAAATGCCTTACTCAGTTT